CATATGATACTTGTGGTGCAGGAACTTTGACTTTAATTCTTTGTCTTCCACCTGCCTCATATCCTGCATAGAACTGAAGAATACTCATCAGTTGTTTTGCTGAATTTTTTCTTTGTGCAACACTTTCAGTTTGGTTGATTATATCAAAGAAATCAATTCCAAAAGCATCTACAGAATCTTTATCAATAATATATTCGCCGGGGTGTGTTCTTACAATTCCACCCTTTCCAGTCGAACCACCACCAAAGAATGCTACGTGGACATGATTGTAGTGTGTGCTAGCAGCAATTGGAGGAACTTTCTTTCCATCCTTTATACTAAATCCAAGTGGAGTATAAAAAATTTCTTTTGCTGTGGCACCATATCTCTTGATTAGTTCTTTAGCCAGAGAAAGTTGTTGTGGTGTTCCATTACCAACACTGTCATTTGAAAAATCCATTGCTCTTCCATCATAATGATAACTATCCGGATTATCTTTCCTTACATGAGAATATAAAGGAACTCCCATACTTTCAGCAAGACTTTTTACTACAGAAAGATTTCCTGCACCAGCACCAAGAGCAACACCGGTTGGAATATTATAACCACTCTTAGTTTTATATTTTTCCAAACTAGCAAGATATTCTCTGTGTATTCTTGGACCTTCTGTATTTTGAATATATTCTGCAGGTCTTTCCCATTTTCTCATAAACCAATCTGCTGCTTCTTGTGGAGAAGAAAATTTTGTAGAGAGATATTGTTGTCCAGGTTCACCCGGTTCTCTCAGTGCATAATCTATTTGCCCCTTCCAGTTTGTTGCATAATCAGGAACTGCCTTTAGGAAAGCATCTTTTCTTCCACCACTTGAATATTGGAATAGACCAACTCCAGGTCCTCCAGCTTCAGAAACTCCAGGTCTAAATCCACTTTCTCTGGATATGTTTGCCATAAGACCTAATGCATGAGTGTCACTCATTCCCTTTGAGAGAAGGTATTGATATATTTCGCCCTGAAGTCCTTCTGGAGAATATTGTCCACCAACATCTGGAGTGGTAGATGGAACATTTTCTTTCTTTTCACCTTCAGCAGGTTTTAGCATCATCTGCTTCATCAAATCTTGGATACTTCCTTCAAGTTGTGATGAAATATTATCTTGCAGAGACTTGGCAATTACTTGAGTTAAGTCTTCACCCCGTAAAAACATATCGGCATTTACTTCACCACCACTAGCAAATGCACCACCTCTCAATACACCAGAACTGAATGTCATATTCATCCAGGCATTAAGTCCTTGTGCAGCAATACTATAGTCTAATGGTGTTGGTTTTTGACCAACTAATGCCTTGTCCCTGAGAGATAATAGTGCTCCAAAGAATGGTGCATTCTTAATTTTTTCATTGGATTTTTTAATATATCCAAGAGGATTTACTTGCTTATTTTTATCTTTACCTTGAGGAGATGGAAAAACTTTTTCAACATTTTTTTGACCACCAATGTCAGCACCTGGTTTTAATTTTGTTGGTTGTGCAGTTACTCCTCTCTTTTTAGTTTTGGAAACTCCTCTTTTTGCAGGACCACCAGTAAACTTTCCACCTCTTGTTATTGCTCCACCTTGAGCACGACCTTGAACTTTTGGTTTTTGTGGGGTTTTATTTCCAAAAAAAGTATCGTATAAAAGTCCACCTAACCAATCACCAACACTACCACCGGCAATACCACCAACAATATTTCCAAAGAAAGGAATTGCAGAACCAAGTGTTACACCAAGAACCGCTCCAAGTGTAGCACCAATAGATTTAAATGCTGCTCTTCCAAGTGGTTCTTTAAAAATAAAATAATTTATTGCAAAATCAATAAGACCTCCAATTATAGGAATTGCTTTTAAAAGTGGTCTTGCGGCCCTGAGTGCTACTTTTGCACCGCCCCTACCAAGTGTTCTTATTAATGTTCTTTTGCCGAATCTTGATGCTGTTTGACCAGATCCTGATGAGGGAACACCGCCAGATGGTTCAGTTTTAGGCCTATCAAATGAGGGTAATTGTGTTGCGGCAATTGCAGCAATAATAACTGCATTAACAGCATTATTAAATCCATCAAAAATTTTAACTGCATTATCCCCACCCACGGTCTTTAGAAATCCACGAGTTTGTTTTGATGCTTCATCTGTTTTTTGAATAAAAGTTCCCAGTGCATCAATCAATCCTACAGAAAAATCTGCAGCAAATTCAACACCAGTACTAACTACTTTTACTACTCCAAGTAACTTTGGAAGATTTGGAAGCATCTTAACAACAAATCTTCCAAGTAAAACTGCGAAGATAATATTTTTAATTCTTTCTAAAAATCCCAATTTGGGAACCCCAGGAACTTTAACTTTTTCTGTTCCTGGTTGTTCTTTTTTTGTTTCAAGTTCTGCTTCTTTTTTTGAAAATTTATCCCTCTCTTCTTGTTTTCTTTTTTTGGTTATTTCTACTTGCTTTAATAAAGTAGAACTTTTGATCAAGTTTTTTACTTCTATAACTTGAGTTTTAATAACTACCAAATCACCTTTTTGAGGTCCAATATTGTTTGATACACTAATTTTTTTAATTGCAAAGGAGGAACCACCTAGAAGTTTTGTTGGATTGATTTTTGCAGGTGCTAGTGCTTTTGGTTCCATTTACTTATCTTACTCCATATATCTTTGCATTTCTGACTGCATTATTAGATGCATGAACATTACTAAATGATGGTACTTGAGGAGAACCACCAAGACCACCTACAGATGGTTTTGTTGAACTTGGAACAGCAACTTCATAAACTATTTCTGGCATAAAATTAGTTGGTGCAGAAATATTTCTTTGAGATGATCTAGATTTTGAAGCAGAGAAAGTCATTGTTGGAATTGATGATGACTTTCTCTGAGAAGAATCTGGAGAAAGTCCACCTGCAAATCTTGGTTTAGGTTTGGAAACTGGTTCTGCTTTTGCTGGTTGATTTAATCCAAACATAGATGCAATACCAGTTCCAACTTTCTGCAGAATATTTGGTTGCTGACCTTTTGGTTTTGGTTTTGATGCAATATTTGCAGATGAACTTGAATTTAATATTCTTTTAGCCGCTGCCATTCTTGCAGATTCGTGCGGTACGCTTGGTGCTTCATATCCAAGCATAAAATTCTTGGTTGCTTCACTTAAATTTTTTGAACCTAACCAAGCACTCTTCGTTTCTCTTCCCCAAGGAAGTTGAGGTCTTCCTTGAGAGTCTGGATTGCCAGTATCCATTTCATACTTAACATAATCCATTTGTTGCTTCAGGTTATTAAAAACTCCAGGACCATATCTCTTTACTGCAGTATCCCATCTTCCAGGAGTTTCCCATTGTGCCACTCCTCTACCAGGACCTCCACCGTCTTGAGCAGTATTTGGTTTTAATCCAGGTGCCTCAATTGAGAAATTGCCAAGAGCAGCAGCAATATGATAAGGTTTTGCTGATGGGAAATTTAATTTGAGTTGATTGTATGCAATTTTTTCATTTCCGCCCAATGGAGGATCAACACTACGAGTTCCAATCTGCCCACCACCTGCAGCATAAGTTGTTCCAGTAATCATTCTTGGTCTGTTTGTTCCTCCACCAGAAGCATTCATTGCCTCTAAAGTGCTTGTACCGTACTTCTGGACAGCACCACGCGACATAACAAATTCACCATCACTCAACATTGCGGGAATTTTATCTACACCCTTTTGTCCACTGATGTATCCAGGTCTTGTACCACCACCAAAAAATCCAAATAATTTTTTAAAGTTTGCAAGTCCACCACCAGCAAATTTAACTCCACCAAAATCTTCAATGCCTTTACTCAGTGCCATAGTACCGGCAACTGCTGTACCAATTTCTAATCCAGCACCTAATAGTTTCCCACCTCTACCGCCAAGGAATCCTGCAACCTTACCAGCACCTCTCAATCCTGCTCTTGCTGCCAATCCTGCTGCTGCTTGAACAAGTCTTAAAGTTCCCCTGATTAGAAGTGAAGATAAACCTCCAATAAATTTACCAAGACCTGTTCCAAATCTTAGATACAGTGCAAGTAGTTTTGGCCAATGTTCACCAAGAAACTTAAAGATGCTCTTGACTTTTTCTTGATTATCTTTATTACCAAACCATTCAATTAGTTTTACAATAGACCTTCCAATAAAAATAGCAATGATTGCATCAATAATTTTATCAAGTAATGACTTGATAGGTGCCAACATCTTTTGTGCTGCACCAAGTGCCTTAGTAAATCCTTTTTCTAAAAGTGCTTCTGCTCCTGCTCTTTTTTCCTTTTCACTCTGTATTCTTTCTCTTTCTAATATCTTTTTCTGAATTTTATTCTGTTCTGTTAAATTGGCAATGATTTGAGATAGAGCATTTTTAATATTATTAATATCATTTGCCCCAGACATATTATCAATCGCTGAAGGCAATGCCAATCTTTTAGTTGATATTCCCTTAAGTAATTTTTGTTTTCCTAATTGGATTCCTACAGCACTTCCTTTTTTAAAACTTTCTACACTAATTTTTTTTGGTTTAAATCTACCTTTCTTTGATTTTACTCTCTTCCATTCATTTGTGATTAATTCTGTTTCCAAGGTTGAATATCTAGTTTTAGACATTCTGGAAGCAACCATTGCTTCTTTTAAATGTCCAGAATATTCATCATAGGACAATTCATATTCATCCTGAAGACCAAGCAGTTCTAAAATCCTTTCATCAATTTTTTCAGTAGATACCTTCTTCCCATTAGAGAGAACTAGAGAACTAATTTTAGAAGGATTGACCGCCATTTGCTTGTTGTTTGAGTTTCTCTTCTTCCAGATGTTGCTTCAATAATTCAACATAAACATCCCTTTCCCAAGGAATCATATTTTCAATCTCTGTTAATGAGTATTTATGATACTGCATTAAAGCAAAGTTAAGTCTGAAGTAGTTCTCAAGGTCCATATGGACCAGTGCTATGCGAAAAAAGATGCTAACCCTTCTAGAACTACTTCACTCTCTACTTTAGTTTTTGGATTTGTAACTGTAATTTTATGAGAAAGTCTTGGCATTGTTTCAAAGAATTTTTCAATTTCTTTGAACTGAGCAGAATTCATCTGCTCTAAAAATTCAAGAAGTTCTTTTTTAGTTACATCAGATGCTGCCCACACTTCATCTTCAGTATAAATTTTATCAATACAAGATGCAATCAATTCAAATGATTGATCCATTGCATTATCATTTTTAAAATCAAAATTAGTCTTAATAAATTGATCCAATGAAGGATACTTCATTTCCATTATAATAGTAGGATCTACTTTAATTTTATTTGTATGAGTTTCTTCCTTTTGAACTTTAATGTCGTCTAGATTGATACTGACGGCAACATTAGTTTCTTCGTCGTCAGGACAAATAACATTAACTTCGATTTCTTCTCCTACCGACTTTCCACGAATATTTAAGAACAAATATTCAATATCAAAAGTAGGAAGAGATTCTACCTTAACACCTTTTGTGATAATGCAATTTTTAATTACTGTCTTAATAGCAGTAGTAATTTGCTTAGTATCTTCACTCTCTAAAGCAATTACTAGTACCTTTTCTTCTTTTACTAGAAATGGTCTGTATTGAACTGTTTCCCCTGTTGATGGCAATTCAAGTTGATAAATTGGCGTACTAATCTTTGGTAAAGGCATAATGTCCTATAGAAAATTTCAGGTATGATTATTTATTCTCAAAATCAAAGATTAAGATTTGCTGCCTGTTGCAAATTAATAGAATTTCCAGATAACTGAGATGCTGACAAAGAAACTCCACCAATTGTTTGGTTTGGAATAATCTGTGGATTTGTAAATACAGATTGATTGAATATTAAACTATTTGCTGCCGCAAGTTGTTGTGGACTTGATCCATTTACATTAGTATTTGGGGTAATGACAGGATTTACAACATATCTAAGATATGTAAGAGAAACTGTACATTTTAATAAGGAAGCAGTATCGTAAGATACAGGTATTGAAGAAACACTGATAGGAAATACTCTTACAAAAGTATACTCCAAAGACCCACCAGTATAGTTTGAGTTTTTACCAGTTCTTTCAAATTTTGTAACTTTCATTCCATCAGCAACATATCCACCACTTGGATTTTTTCCACCAGTTCCCTCAGGATAGTTCATTCTATAAAAATAATTACTACCAGTTGTTCCCACTCTACCACCTTCTTTTTCTGAAATATTTTCCCCAACAATATATTTCATCCAGGTTTCAAAGTATCTGATAGGAAGATAATTTTCTGCATCAACATAAAAACTTAAATCAATTCTATCATCATATAATCTTCTATATACATGTCTTTCAGTTACTCCTGTAAAATCATTATTGATTTCGTGAGTTGCTAGACTTGACCCAGGAAGAGAAGCCTCAGAACACAATAAATTTAATTTGATTTGATCATACTTGACTCCATTACTCGACAAATAATCTGACGTTAATCCACCAGGTCTTGGAATACTTACCTCAAAATGAGAGGTAAGAGCAGGTTGTAGAAGGTTTGCCTTAATTTGGTCTACTGTCCTATTAGTAGGCATCTATAAATACTTTTTGATCCGTTATATTATGTAGTAAGGATAATGGCAGAAAGTATTAAAAGCAAATACAAACCATCATTTCCACAAAAGTATAAAGGTGATCCTAATAATATCATATGCAGAAGTAGTTGGGAAAGACGATTTTGTCATTGGTGCGATTTAAACGAAAATATTATTGAATGGGGAAGTGAAGAATTTTGGATTCCATATCTTTCTCCAGTTGATAATAGGGTTCATAGATATTTTCCAGACTTTATAATTAAAGTAAAAGAAAGTACTGGACAGATTAAAACATATGTGATTGAAGTCAAACCAAAAAGACAAACGGAACCTCCAAAGAAAAAAACAAGAGTGACTAAATCATATCTTTATGAAGCAAAAACATATGCAGTCAACCAGGCAAAGTGGAAAGCTGCAGTTGAATGGTGCGAAGATAGGAGATTGGAGTTTAAGGTGATAACCGAAAACGAATTAGGCATCAAGTAATGGCACAAGGATTTGGACAGTATGTTGGATCTACTCCAAGAGTCAGAGAACTTAAAAAAAGAATTGATAAAGCAAATACAAAAGATCCAGAAGACTTAATGCTCATCATCATGGATGTTCTTAAGGAAGAAGTTTTATATCCAGAACCAGGAAAATTCTATACCTTTATATACAATCCAAAAACACCAAATATTAGATATGACCAGCACCCACTAATTGCCTGCATGGAGTTACAAAAATGGGGATTTAAGGCAATCAATTTTCATTGGAGAAAATCTAGAAACTATACTTGGGAAGAAATTGCAGGAAAACTTCATGTTGTTAAATATGAAGAACTTGATGAATTACTCTCAATACCTTATGCAAAATTTCGTCTAAATAAATAAAAACTATGTGTCAATGTTTAGAACAATAAGACAACATATTCTAAACATCCTCTCTTCTGGGGAGGTATCTTAATGCCAGCAACGAGTTATAGTTTTAAAGATGGTTCTTCTCCTGGTGCCAAAGGATATACAAGCGACCCCTTTCGAGTAAAAGTTGGAAATACTGTAACCAATTACACAGTAAAAACTGATGCGAATGTAGATAAAGATGGTAATATTATTGCGTCAAAATTGACATTACAAGATACTGTAACTGCAAGAAGTGGAAAAACAGAAAGGGCTCTTGCAGTTTCTTTTGATGGTGGAAGAAATTGGTACGATCCCTCTTCTGGTGGAAAATCTAATCTAGTTCCACTTAAACAGGAAATTTTAACAGCAGAACAAATTAAAGCATTAAAACCTGGAGGATCATTATATACAGGATCTAGACAAGCTGGGCAAACATCTGCACAAAAAGCAGAAGCAAGCAAACCTCAACAAGAACAATTGGGAGTTGGAAATGTTGCGGAATTGCCGAAAAAAGATGAACAATCAAAAAACTTTGAGGAGACAGAGAACGAAGTTAATAAAGGTCCTGCGGAAGGAACAAGAGAAAATTACAATGGAACAACTATATTAAAATATCCAGAAAATCTTCAATTAGAACACCAAGATTGTATAAAATTTAGCATATTTAAATATGATCCAAGGGGATTGGGTCTTGTAGAAAATAGAGAGAGAAGAAGACTAAACAAAAAAACTCCAATAGGAACAATTGTTCTTCCCGTCCCTGCAGGAATTAGTGATTCGAATACTGCCGATTGGCAAAAAGATGATCTAGATCTTGCAACTGCAGGAATTTCAGACTTCATTACACAATTTGTCTCTAAGGGCAAAGATGCGGGTGTTGCATCGGCAAAAGAAACACTTGGTGCATTGAGTGATACTGATTCAAAAACTCTTGCATCAATCGTTGCAGTAAAAACTGCCCAAGCAGTAACCAATACAAATGTTCTTTCAAGAGCATATGGGCAGGTCTTAAACCCAAACTCAGAACTATTATTCAGTGG